CCACCAAGGCCTTATTCCTAAGCACATTTGGGCCAAACCTTCCACCGCCATGAACCATTTGGAGGTGCAAAAGTATGGCATGCCCACTAAGTGTAAAATGGACAAGGCGTTGTGGCAGCAGGCTTGCACCGCTGCCCTGCTGTATGACGTATATTCAGGACCCTGTGAGACACCCTTCATTGAACCCACAGCTATCTCTTTGCTCAAGACCCTGAACGACATGGACTTGGAACGGTCGTCAGGGCCCTCGGGCGAATCCCTCAAGGCCACTGAGTACCTCACCGTCCTCGGTCAGGGGGACTTGTTTGAGGGGAAGCTAGTGCTGGTAGAGCGCGTGCAAATTTTGTACAGGGCCATCCTGCGTGCAGGGCCACAGCAGGATTGGAGTGCGCTCAACGACGAGGAATTGGAGGTGGTTACATCCTGTGCCACCTGGCAAGTCATCGGCAAATTAGATGGCTACAAGTTCAAGAAACTTCCAGCCCATGACCCTCCCGGATCCGGGAGAACAATTCAAGCTCCTTCTTTGGAACTTAAAGTGTTGTGGAAGTGTTGCTTTGGCTTCAACGATGACCTCTGGGGGAAACGAGACAATTGGATTCATTCCGGCGAAGACTTGGACATGCCCATCACCCATCACCACCGATCCATGCTGGCACGAGCTCTCGGGAGCATTGCCACTGACATGACGGGGTTTGATCGTGAGATGATGGACTTCATGATCGACAGTTTCTTCACCCGGCATTTGTCAGCGTTGAACCCAGGGGTGCCTGAGCCGTTGCTCACATACCTGGCCATGGTGACTGTAGCAGGGCCATTGCTGATGTCCGACGGCATCATGTACACCAACCGCAAGAGAGGGAACCCATCCGGGTTTATGAACACCCTTCGGTTGAATTGCTTTGCCCACATCGCGTCGATAGCTTACTTCGTTATGCACAGGCGCCAGACTCGAGACCCTGAAGAAGTGGCACAATTTATGTCGCAGTCCCTCCACATACAAATTTGTGGGGACGACTCCCGCATATTTGCCATGGATGAGGAAGCTGTTGCGTTTCTGGATCTCACCAACGCTGGAGCGGAGTACATTCGCGATTGGCAAGACCATTCTCCGTGGGACATGAAACTGGAAGGGATGTGTTATTTTGATCCGACTGATAGGCCATCTTTCGAACAGCGGCTGTACCAGTTCCCTCCTATGGTGTCCCGTCGGTATATCCTCGTTGGAGGTGTTGTTTTCGAGCCGCTATACAACATCTCAAGACTTTTTAAGCGGTTAGCAAGCTCTGAGAGGCGCGAGCCCGCCGAGGAAGAGGCATTGGTTCAATCCGCTGCCATGACGTGTGCCCTGCACATCTATTGGCAGGTCACTTCCCAGTTCTACTCGCCGGCCATCTCCTATCTGCTGCGGGAGTTTCTCGTTCAGAGGGGTGGCAAGGTAGCCTATGAAAACATCTTCCGCCGCATAGCGAAGTTGCATGGGCATATCCCCCGGCAGAGGGCTCCAGCTGGAGGCCACGACGTGGCTTCCAGCAGTGGGGTGAGGTAAGAGCCATCAGAGTATGCGTGTCAGCGGGTTGTGAGCGCCCGTAACGCCGGTCGGAACCCGGGGCTGTTGACACCGCACCACGGCTTG